GGCATAAAATAGTCATTCCTGAATATTGCATCTGGAATTGTGGCAGATGGCGTGGTTACGCCGTGAACACGGAACGGGCACACCATGCGGCTTTTTTCTTCTTCCTTGTGCATCATGGGTTTACGCCTCCGCATCGCCAATCAGCGTACCGCCTATGCCGGTGCCGTAACGGTCACGCAGCAATTTTGCAAACAGCCACGCCCGCGCAATGGTTCTGAATGTGTAAAAACATGGTTCCGGGTCAGCGCTGGCTCTGTTGTAAATCAGAGCCAATGCGCGGAAACAAACATCGGCGTTGCTTGGATTTCCGACAATACATTTTTTTACCATATCAAACGTATCGCTTGCCGCGCGCTTGTCGCCGTGACCGGTGACGGACATAATGGTTTTGATAGCTTTCTTTCGGGTCATAATTTCATTCTTCCTTCCAATAATTCAGCCGCGTACAATGCGGCGCAGTTCTGTTTCTATCAAGAGGTTTTCACACTGCTTTTTTGCGAAAAAATGCGCAAGTAGCAGTATGGCATTAAAGCATCGTGGTGCTCTTACCTCTGTGTCCGTTCACAATTCCTGTGCAACTGCTTTCTTTTGCGAATCCTCGTATACCGGCAAATACGGATGCACCACGATCTGACAGCCGCACATAGGGCAATCGAAGGCATCATGCAGGCCGTCAACAATGGCTGTGTCGCTGATTATGGTTCCTTCATTGTAGTAATGAAATCTGCCGTAGTTGTGCTTTCCAACTGCAATGTAGCGGCTGCTATTATACGGGATGAATTTAAAGCCGCATACCTCGCACTGTATATCATGTGGCAGATTGCCATCCTTCGGTTTCTCTGGCGGCAGGGGTGCGCAGTATGGTTTTGCATTGAGAGGTTTTTTCAGCTTTTTGCGCGAAAAAAGCTTCTTGCAAATGAAACCTCTGTTACCTTCAAAGCCAGCAAGGCCAAGAAAGACTTCAACGACGACCAGAGCAGCAACCGCAATCGCCAAAACTACGAAAACAACTTCTTTCATTGTCAAACCTCCCATGTGAACGGCAGACCAATTTTGCATCCTTCGCGCCGTTCGTCGAAGAAATAGCATCCTTTGCAACACTCACCGCTGCCGTGGGCTTCACAGTAGTTGCTAAGATCGCGGGCCGCGTCAATCACGTCATCGCTGGCGGTAGGTTCCGCGCAGTCTGCGGCGGGCGATTCTTCCTGCACGATGGGCGCGGGGGTGATCTCCGAAGATTCGGACGCGGCATCCGCCGGGGGCGCTGGTGTTTGGGTTTCGGTGTCGGGGGTCTGCTTGGGGGTGCAGTGCGTGCAGGCCGTGGGGCAATCTGCCCTGTCGATGCACCACAGGCAGCACCCGGCACAGCGGCTTATTTCGCCATTTTTGACATGCGACATGATGCCGTTCACATTGTCGCACTTTCCGTCTGTCGTGCCTGGGCAGTTTGTACGGACGAACGTTCCGTACTTTTCCGAACGGGGCGCGAGCGTCTTTTTCGGCTCTGCGGTTGCTTTCTTCGGCATCGGTTCGGGGGTGATGCCTGCACCCGCACAAGCTTTTACGAACTGCGCCCATGTATACTGTACGTGCTGACCGTCCAAGTAGAAGCGGATGCCCTTTGCGCTGGTATCAGTGATGCCGCCGCAGAGGTTCGTTCCGCCTGTCGGGTCTTTGGCGAGGGCTTGCAGCATAGCGGCACTGAAATATTCCAGCTTGCGTACCCATTTTCGATTTATAAATTCCTTTGCCATGGGAAGCGCCCAGTCGGGAAAAGTTTCGGGAACAGATTCTTTCTTCTTGCGCACTGCTTCCATTGTAGGCACAGGATAGGTTGCGGCGATTTCTTCCTGCTGACGGTTTGGCAGGCTGCTAAGTTCATAGGCAACCTGCGTGCCGATGGTGCCAGCTTTGTAGCGCTGCATCAATGTGGGGCACAGGTGCTTGTAGATGGCCTGATACTTGCCCGCCTGCGCCGAAGAAATGCCAAGTGCCGCCGCAACGGCAGTGCGGGTCTTGCCCTCTACCTTGCCGCCGTTGGCCTTGAACTCTTTTGCGATTTCGGCGGTCTTGACGGTTTCCATCATGTTTTCATATTCGGTTTCTTTGCGGGTGGTGCGGTTCATAAGGATAAGCCGTGCTTGGTCGGCCAGCGCGCCCATACTTGATGTGATCTTCACGTCAACTTCGGCCCAGCGTTCCGGGTCTTTGGCGTAGAGGGTCAGCAGGGCCAGACGGCGGCGGTGTCCGCCGGTCAGACGGTATTTACCCGGTTCATCCGCCGGGCGGACAACTAAGGGCTGTTCCAGACCGAAAGCGTCAATAGCAGCGGCCAATTCTTCAATGCCGTCCGTCTCGTAGAAATTTTCGGGGTCGGGCAGGATGTCGGCCAGTTTGATGCGCGCAAAGTGATCTTGTTCCGGCTGGGTACTGGCGGCGCTCAAAACATCTTGAATCAGATTCATGTTGGTTCCTTCCGGGTGTTCCAATGGAACACACCAAAACAGCGATTTATTTCTTCTTTTCGGCAGTTTTGCGGGCTTTATTACCTGTTTTCTGCCATTTCGGCAACATTTCGGATAAGGCCATAATGTAGAACTGTGCGATAATATCCCGTGTATCATCGGGCAGGGTTTCAAACTGTCGGATGATGTCCTGCCGCATCTTGGCGGGGTCGGATGTCTGGGTGCGCCGGATGGGCGCTTGCTTGTTTTTCACAAAATTACTTCCTTTCCGGTTCTGGTATCAACTTGCACGGGGCGGGTTCCTTTCAGTGCAAAATCAGGGTTCGTGGTGCGGTGGCATTGCAGATTCGGTTCATTCGGGTGGTTGGCGGCGCACCATTCATGTTTACAGGCCGTGTTCTTGGCGGGGTCGCATTCGTACAGCGTAATTGTGCCATCGGCGGCAATGTTAATATCAATCATCGTTTCCGTCCTTTCCTTTGGTTGTACAGGCCGTTTTTGCGAACATCCTTGCGGATTTTGTCGCCGCGTTCGGAATCAGCAGCATCAATGCGCCGTTCAGCTTCGCGGGTTGTCTGTATCTGGTTGCATACTTTGCGGTATTCGGCATAGTCCGTGCAGGCGGTGTGGCAGTTGATGGCCCGCCGGGCGCATCGGTAACAGGGGGCATTCATGTTCGTTTGTCCTTGATTTTGTAGCCTGCGGCTTTCATGGCTTTCTGATCTTCGGGGGATGGGATGCAGGCGGGATCATTGGTTTGCATCATAACGCGGCCATCCTTGGCAAGTACCGTAAAGAGGGCGGCGGGCAGATCAGAGCGGCAACAACTGTTCACAGCCCAGCACCTCCAACACTTCATCCGCCAGCACGCGGAAATCTCGGGCGGCATTACTCCAACGACTGTACAGCGACAGCGGCTTGCCCGCGTCGTTTCCGTTTTCGACTTTCTGTGTGCTTTCGCGGACAACCGTGCCAAGTAAGTTAAGGTCGGTCACATCGGCGATTTTCTCTTTTTGATCGGGGCGAAAGCGGGTAATAAGGGCGTAGGCTTTCAGCTTTGGATTTTCCTGCTGGGCCGCTTCGATTTGCTCCCATACCTCGGCAAGACCCTTGCGGGCGTTCTTGTCCAGCGTGATCGGCACGATGGCAAGGTCTGCTGCCATAAGGGCGTTGATGCTTGCCATGTCGATGTCCGGGGCGCAGTCCACAACAACGAATTCAAGCACACCTTCATTTTCCGCAAGGTAGCGGCGCAGACGCTTATCGCGCCCGCTGGACGTGTCCAGCAACAGGGAAATGTTCGACTTCATAAGGCGGTAGTCGCTGGGCAGAATACGAAGATGCGGATACGGCTTCCCGCTGGCGTGCAGGGCCGGAAGTGCAGCGTGAAGGGCGCAGGCATCAGCGGCAGTCTTGGTCGTCAGCACATCGCCCAGACCGTGGGCAAAATTGTGGATGTTGTAAAACTCGGTGCTGTTGCCCTGCTTGTCGGCATCAATCAGCAGTGTCTCGCCGATGTTGGAAAGTTCGTAGGCAAGGTTTGTTGCGGTGGTGGTCTTGCCGACACCGCCCTTTAAATTCAAAATGACGATGGTTTTCACTTTTTCTTGCTCCTTTTCTTCTTTGGGTGCTGTTTAGCTTTGGTACGGTCTTTTCCGGGTTTGGCGTAATAGTTCATCATGGTTTCAAAGCGGCGGTACGCACTGCCGCAGTGGCGTTTCTTGCTGTTGTTCACGTTTGGTAATCCTCAATAGACATTTGACCGGGTAGCTGGCCGGGTTCGTTTTTCATGGCTGGTATTGCGGTTTATACCGCCCCTCCAAGTAATCCGTGATGACTGCGGCGGCAGCTTCCCAGCCCTTGCAGACTTCCACGGCATAACCGGCATTGCGCAAGGCGGAAATCCACTGTTTCTGTGTGGCCGATACCGTACCACCGCGCAGGCGCTTCAATTCGATGTACAAGCCGTGGTACTTGATTCTGATAACGTCAAACTTCCCAGAGCCGACGAAGTTGAACGTTTGAACGGCAAACGGCAGGAAGATGTCCGGCACACCGGATTTCACACCCATTGCGCGGAAACGGCCCGCTTCGGCTTTCCCACGCTTGCCGCCGTTGGGGATATGGTACATAAGGGAAAGTTCGGGATATTTGCCGCTTTGGGCATCGGCCCAGCGGAACAGACACATTTGCTCTGTGTCCTCGGTGGGCGGCGGCATGGTGTATTTAATATCCGCCATTGAACGCACGTCCTTTCTTTGTGGCAAGCGGCAGCGCGGCGTAGTGATCACGCGGGGCGCTGTCTGCCGGGGTTGTAATCAGTTGGTCGAACATAGGCCCGAAAAGCTGTGCAGGCGGCGGGAACGGTGCATCATTGCCTGCGGCCATACCTATGACGGCTTTCACGTCCTTTTCTGTGTAGCCACGGTCAAACAAGCTGTACACCTGTTTTCTTGTCTGCTTATCGCCCTGCATATTGATACCAGTAAATGCTTGCAGCAAGGCCATAATGCGGGTGCAGCTTTCCCGCCTGTTTTCAACAGACTTTTTGACAGCCGATTTCTGGGGAAGATTATGTTGGGGGTTTATTTCATTTTGTCTAATATAATCTTCTGTGCAGAAACTCGGTTTCTGTTGTTCGTTATCTGGGTTTTTGTATGCGGTTTCTCCGTTTTTGTGTACGAAAACTAAACCGGCGCGGGGTGTAACCTCTAAAAGCCAGTATTCAACAATAATCGGTATTTCGCCTGTACGCCGTGCGATGCCGTCCAGATAGCGGCTTTGTATCGCCCGAGAAGTTAATATTCCGTCCGTTGTAAATAAGGCTTTGTCGAAAAGTCCTAAAGACACGCACAGATCAACGATTGCCCGAACTTGGGTTGACTTCAACCCGCCGCCCAGCTTGCGCGCTGTCGATGCGGCGTTGTCATATCCCCAGCGGTAGAAATAACCATCGGTGGCGTAGGCTTTTTGGCACAGGGCAAAGTAGACATAAAAGCCCGCCGGGCCTTGTGCATCAATCAAGTTGTCAATAGAGGTGTCGTTTTCGAGAACGTCCACATCCCACGTCGAATAGTTCAGATTCCGCTTCGGCGGTCTGCCCATTCGTAATACCTCCGTGGGTGGATGTTACCCGCAAAACGCGCCGTCAGCGTCATACAGCGCAGGATTCGCGCGGCGGTCACTCCATCCGTACTTGATGCCAGCTTCAACAGCAGGCGTTCGG